GAATTAATATCAAGGGCATCACCATCATAGATCCAATCTCCTACTGTGATAGTATAATACACCAAACAGTTAGGATTTGATTGACGAATTGTAATATCAATCATTTGTTTTATTTTTCAATACAGAGGTTAGGACAACTTCTAACCATTTATTCCCATTAAAAATATATAACATGTTTGTTTCCTTGTCAATGAAAAAATCGCCTTTTTGTTCAGTCATCACACCATCAATCTGGGCAAATTCGATCTCATCTTTAATGAGATTACGAAGCGTTCTAATTTGTTCGTCAGTCATTGGGATTCTTCAGTGTATAGTAAACAGTTCTACCCTCTCGGTAGTTATTTAGATTGCGTGGTTCAAAGTCTAGCACATCAAAACGAATCTCAAAGTGTCTCCATCTAAATGAGAATCCAATGTCACGGGGTCCGATACGAGCAATTAGAGATGGAAACCATTCAGGACCAGAATACTCATCCCACTGAACTACCATATCAATGAGAGCAAATTTATTAGGGATTGAGAGTAGTTGGAAATACCACTCATCTCCAAAGTCTTCGTAGTGGCAGTAATCAAAGAGTTTCATTGTTCTCCTTTAGATAAGATTTTGTAGTCTTGTACTATACCATCCACAAAATGAATACGGCAATCTGGCCAATCCTCCCATTGACCTTCCCACTTCTCTGGATATATTACCACATATTTGGTGATATTCAAAGGTCGAACTTTACCATGAGTTCCATTTGGAATCCACTTAAAGTTAAAGAGTGCTAACTTATCGTTATATCCCTCATCACCTTCTTTGAGTTCTACAAAGTCAGCAGTACGGGAGTAGTCAATTAAATACAATTGACCATCAGGAGAGATCCAGTATTGCGACATTGTGCCACTAATACCCTCTTCAATGTCTTTTGTTTGACATTGATCCTTGAAGTCCTCATCAAAGTAATAAGAACTTCGTAAATAATCAAACATGCCCATTATGATACTCCATCAGCACTATCAAATGCCGCATCAATACCTGAAGCTTTAGGTTCACTCACAACATTCTCTTTGTGATGCTCAAATGCCGCATCAAGGTTTTTCCACTCCTTAAACTTTTCATGGAGATCTTCATCCATGGTCAGTTCATACTCTTTACAGACCTTACGTTGATCTTCTTCTTTTACCATATCATTGAAGACCAATGACATAGCACCAGAACGAATAGAACTGGGGCACATGCCTACACATAGCATAAACTTCTCAAACAGTTTGAAATACTGCTTACAGTTGAGATCACCAGCAGGAGCAGTGATTAGGAAATGCTCTTCAGGGAGGAAATCATCATCACCAAGATGAGATGCAAACCCACGATTATAATCATGAGTGTAGGTAGCGTCGAATTTGAACTGGACGGTGGCTTCGTAGGTCATGGTTCCTGATTGATTACAAGAGTATTATACAATAAAAAACCACCCCTGTCAAGAGGGGTGGTCTTATTAAAGGTTTAGTGGTTATCTTTTAATAAGAGAAATCCTTATTAAAAGTTAGAGTGCTTCCAGATTTTCTACCAGTGTTTTGAGTTCTTGTAAAGAGACCCGAAGGTCTCTCTGTCTGGTTCTTCAAGTGTCTATCCACCTAAAACCTAAAAGTTTATTCACAAAGAACCGAACAATCGCAGTCGGTTTCTTATTCATACAATATCTAAAATATCCATTACCAGTTGTATAATAACCAACTTCTTTACCACCTTCTTTAATCATAAAATTGGAAGTAATATTACTACCAGTCACAGTAAGTTTAGAGCAATCTAATGTAAGTTTGGGTGGAAAACTTCCATTCTTGCGAGCATACTCAATATCCTCAATAATCCTGGCAATCTTTTCACTAAACTGATACTCTTGACGGTATTTGAGTTGTTCAAACTTATATTTTACATCCTTAATCTGCTCATCAATCTTCTCATCAAATTCTTGTGAGATTTCTTCTAATGACTTGCGTGGTAATTCAAGTTTGAGTTCTTGTGGATCATTTGGAATAGTAAAATACTCTTTGAGAAGTTCATAATTTTCGTGTTCTTCACTCGCATTAGAAGACAAACACATACACTCAAAGAGATTCTTTACATCTATGAGTGTTTTGATTTTACTTACATCTAATTTATGATTTAATGGTTCAGTCATAGTGCCTCCACATCATAAGAAAGTTCATAAAGTTTTTGAGCATCAACTACCATATCTTCTACACCTTCATGATGTTGATTAGCAATCTCACGAATAGCAGTAGCAAGTGCTTCTTTCATATCATCAGTGGGTTCAACAATCAATTCTGATTTGAATGCTTCCCAAACTTTGTATGCTGCGTCAGTCATCAGGTGTTTGTGTGTATGAGAGTATTATACAATAAAAAAGCACCCCTGTGAAGGAGTGGTGGACGGTTTAGGAAGTGGTCAGTTGTCCTCCTGTGTGTTGGTGGGGCGCATTGCTTCTTTGAAGTCGTCAAGCAATCCGTTTTCGTTGTAACAAGCGCCATAGTAGTCTTCATACGAATACTCAGCCGCGTGCTCTTTCAGCCACTCAATCACCTGCTCCAACTGCCAATCGGCAGCGGCACGCATGTCATCAGCATTAAAAGTACATAGATCGCCATAATAAACACCGAACTTTTCGAAAAGTGTCCAGTCAGTCAGTGGGTGCTGGTCAGTCATCAGTTGTCCTCCTGTGTGTATGAAGTCATTATAGAATAAAAAACCACCCCTGTAAAGGAGTGGTGTGACGGTTTAGAGAGTGGTCTTATTAAAAGTTTAGTGGGTTTCCTTTAATAAGAGAAATCGTTATTAAAGGTTAGCCAATAGTTGGAGCTTGCAGAGCCACAGGAGTAGACTCGGCTGCCGCCAAATCCAATGGAAAATTATGGGCATTGCGCTCGTGCATAACTTCCATGCCAAGACCTGCTCGATTCAGAAGATCAGCCCAGGTATTTACAACATGACCTTCACTAGAAGCNATGGANTGGTTGAAGTTGAAGCCGTTGAGGTTGAAAGCCATGGTCGAGACGCCGAGGGCGGTAAACCAGATTCCCACCACTGGCCACGCAGCNAGGAAGAAATGCAAGCTTCTAGAATTGTTAAAAGATGCATATTGGAANATCAAGCGACCAAAGTAACCATGAGCNGCAACGATGTTGTANGTNTCNTCTTCTTGACCNAACTTGTAGCCATAGTTCTGAGACTCGGTTTCAGTTGTCTCTCTTACAAGCGAAGATGTGACAAGTGAACCATGCATTGCGGAGAACAGTGAACCACCGAAAACACCAGCCACACCAAGCATGTGGAAGGGGTGCATCAGGATGTTGTGCTCTGCTTGGAAGACAAGCATGTAGTTGAACGTACCAGAGATACCGAGAGGCATACCGTCAGAAAACGAACCTTGCCCGAATGGGTAGACGAGGAAAACTGCGGATGCTGCTGCAACAGGAGCAGAGTAAGCAACACAGATCCAAGGTCTCATGCCCAGGCGGTAGGAAAGTTCCCACTCACGACCCATATAGCAGAAGACACCAATGAGGAAGTGGAAAACAACTAGCTGGTAAGGACCGCCGTTGTACAGCCACTCATCGAGGGAAGCAGCTTCCCAGATGGGGTAGAAGTGGAGGCCGATGGCGTTCGAGGAGGGCACAACAGCACCGGAGATGATGTTGTTACCGTACATGAGAGATCCAGCAACTGGTTCACGAATGCCGTCGATGTCCACAGGAGGAGCAGCAACAAAAGCGGTAATGAAGCAAATAGTAGCGGCAAGAAGGGTTGGGATCATAAGAACGCCAAACCAGCCGACATACAAGCGATTATTGGTCGAAGTGACCCATTCGCAAAAAGATTCCCAAGTTGATTGGGATTGTTGACGTGAGAGAGTTGAAGCAGACATTAAATTCAAGAAAGTAGAATCATCAGGGAAATGACGGTTTTACTATTCCCAAGCCACCCTCAGGCCTGGGTATGAAAGACGTGATTTATACACCCTATAGGTCTTGGTTTGAGGGGTGTCCAGAAGCGTTTGACAGTCGCCTTGGTTCGACTAGGTCATTATAGACCACTTAGTTTGAAATGTAAACCAGTGTAACGATTCTTTAAACAAGATTACAAAGCTATGGCGTCAAAAGCCCTAGCCTGTCTAGCATTTTGGGTATAAGTACCCACGACGCATAGTACGTATTGATTATGGAAAACGACTCTTGGCGGTATTGCGTGTATCTACTATTCCAAATCTCATCAAGCTTTTCTACAAGATCCGAAGGATTTAAGACATTCGGGCCGCCATTTTTGAGGTGATTATTATCATCGTCCATGGAAATAAAGGACTCTATGGCAGAAAGAGGTACATCAGTATCAGGAAGGGTAACAGTTTCCAGAAAATGGCGATGAAAAATAGGAACAGAGAGAAGAGCAGCTTCAAGACCTTGATACTCGTGATTATTGCCGTAATCAAGTCCATTGTGCTCAAAAGATCTAGGATGAGTGGCAAATGCGCTTTGACATATACGTCTCAAACCTCTTTTGTGGTCATATGATCCAAAAACATACATCTTATTAGGATCTTGTCCCTCATCATCAACAAAATCAAAGAACCTTTCGTTTACTTGGGCGTTAGAAAAAGCAGACGGCGCTTTTACCGGCTTCTCAAATTCGTCAGTGACATACCAATCGAGTTTGCCCTCGTAGTTCTTAAGTTGTGAGTAGCCGGCTATGGATCTTTCAAAGCCAATCATCTCTGTTACAAAATTCTTTTTAGCGAGTTCTTTGTGCAAGTTAAGCACAAGACTCGAACGTTTCCATGCAACAGCTCTAGAGGCATTGATAAGACGCTTTAGTCGGTTAGTTTTGTCAAAAGTAACTAAGTTACCAACCAACGGGATATGGAAGAAAGTATCTAGCTTTTCTACTCTTGTTTTTATTTCTCTCTTCTTCATCCAGCGAATAAACCCACATTTAGTTTCTGCTAGAGAGTGGCAGAGAACTCCGTCGCAGGCTTTAATAGCATTCTCGAAGTCAGCGTTCCTACCAATAGACAAATAGTGGTGATCGTGATTGATCAGCCACTTAGGAGATTTAATTTTCTCTAGGATGCGTTCTACGTAGTTATTTACAATTTCTTCTTTGGCATTTTTAGCCGGGACAGAGAATACAAGGCTTAGATCGTACTCTTCGTTAATTCTACGAACTAACTCATCTGCCTCATCAAAGGCAAATTTTGTAATAGGTAGGTCTGTAGAGGTATCGGGTCTACCTACACTGAGGTTTAGGGCAAAAATATCGCACTTTCCGCGATTATGTTCGTCAAAATATGCTTTAAAGTGGCGGGCGTAGGTGCTTACCCCACACCCTTCCACTCCTCGGAGTAATAATATAGCTGTTCGTGGCAGTTTCATCTGTAATTTTCACTACGTAGCTTTAAACTGCTCTATTTATTTTTAAATTGCGTCAATATTGGCCATCCATTCCTTGAGTTCGGCTTTGAGTTCCCTAATTTTCATCTTTTCTCGGCCAACAATGAACGCATTCCATGCATATTTGCCTCTAGACCGCATTCCTTGGCTTTTGCCCCATTTTTTCAGCTCTTCAAGTTGTTTTTTGCGTTGAGCAGCGCCCTTTCGAGTAGTCATTTGCTGCTCGTGCTGCCAATCCTCAACAAATTCCGCCCATTTTGAAGCTATATCCTTGCCCATTTGGTTTTCCGCAAGGAATTTTGCTACAATTGTTCGCTTCATGCCCAACTCCTTGCCTTTCCTTTTGTACATCTCTTGAGGAGTAAGGGGTTTTACCCTCCTCATCCTTGGCGGAGCAATAACTTTTGCTTTTTCTGCACCAATTTCGTTAGGATCGACAAGTTCTGTTCGGCGCTTGTCGGCAAATTGACGGAAACTACGAATTTGCCCGATAATATGCTTATCCATCGCCGCTGAGTCATTGATCAGAGTCTGCAACTCATCGTATTTCTGCTGAAGTTCTTCCTTCTCCCTCTTCAATTCGAGTCGCTCGGCATTAACGAGGCGGCTAAGAGGCATAGCCAGGACCGCCTGGGCCTGAGGAACGCTGAGTTTCCACTTCTTGCGAAGGTTATTCTGAGCTGTTTCCTTTGTTTTGCTGGATTTAATGGTCTTAATTACCGCATCGATATCCGCAAGAATGATCAAAAAACCATCAAGGATGTGCATCCGGTCCTGAATTCGGACACATTCGGCGCTATAGCGCGAAATAAGGGCCTTGCAACGGCTTTTGTGCCAAGTTGCAATGATATCCTTCACCCCGAACATCTCAGGGAGAGACTCTTTGATGGCCATGGCATTAACGCCGATCGTATCATAGAGATTTGTATGAGCAAGAAGCTGTCCGATAACCATTTGGGCATCGGCGTTGGCCTTGAGAACCAGCTCGATATGAATGCCTTCCGTTGATGAGTGGTCAGCAGCATCAACAATTTGATCGATCTTTCCTGCATCTACTGCAGATTTAACTTTTTCTAGGAATCTCTCAGACGATCCACTAGCCAACGAGGTAACAATAATTGCATCTCGCTTAGACTTCTTCTTATAAGGAACTTTCTTTACTTCCCACTTGCCATAGACCTTGATCGAGCCATGGCCGGAGGCAAAAGCAGCATATACTCCGTCGTCTTTGAGAATACGAGCTCCTTGAGGAAGATCGGGACCGGTGATATGCTTATAGAGGGCTTTGTCTGTAATCTTTTTGTTCTGGATATAGGCTACGGTGCCTTTGATTACCTCGGAGAGGTTGTAAGATATGTGATTACAAGCATAGCCAGCAGCGATTCCAACACCACCGTTAACAAGAAGGGAGGGAATAGCAGGGACAATCCGATGTACCTCCTGTGTCGACCCGTCGTAGTTATCACGCCATTCACAACTCTCTTTGTCAATCTCGTTGATGTAGACGTTTTGGGTGAACTCACTGGACTTTACCTCAAGATAGCGCGCTGCAGCTGGAGCGTCTTCGCTGATGGATTGGCCGGTTGACGGACCTGTCTGGATACTACCACCGACGTTACCGTGAATGTTAGTAAGTAGATACCTAAAACTATTGGCTTGGCCCATGTTGATAGCCGTACCGGCGCATCCTCCTTGAGGGTGGTACGAGCCCAGTACGTGGCCTTCGAGCCTTGAAACTTTCTTATATTGCCCATTTGGTTTTAGATTTAGATCTTTGAGACCAAGGATAATACGACGCTGGGCGACTTTCAACCCGTCGGTGACATCTGGCAACGCACGATTGAAAATTGAGACTGAATAGGTTAGATAAGAATTTTTTAGTTCCTGGTTGATGGAAACGGGAACCATGCAAGTCCCAGACGGAAGGCTATTCATAGGTGCATTGTGTCTCCTACTATTATATACCACGAATGGCCTCTTTTTCCTCGTCTTCAACATTTCGTGACAAAACGTACCAACCAAGATTCTCGTTGTTGTATTCTAGGTAGGTATCGTGGCCTTCAAGAATAAAGTTGTTATAATAATCTTTTACTATTTCCATTTCCTCTGGGTTTTGCATCTCGTGAGGAAAACAACATTTTAAGCATAAAAGCCCATGAGTTGAAATAAGTTCATAAATTTCTGTCACAGTTCCAAGAACAGGATGGTCGAAAGTAACATGGCACGTAGTGGCGTCTGTTCTGACTACTTTTTCAATAATATCTTTGCGGCGCAAGAACTTACTCTCAACGTATATTTCCGGCCACTGTGTTGGTTCTTTCATTTTGTTGTCACAACAGTTTAAAGTTAATTAAATAACACCTACTCTACCATAAACTGTGAGCAGTCTATTCAGAACACCAGAACCTCCCCCTCAAAGAAAGCCTAGGGTTAAATATAGAACAATCCGAGTCAGAGAAGAAGTTGCAAAAGAACTAGATGAATGGAGGGATCTGTTTGAAGACGCATCTATTTCTGAAGTTATATGGAGAGTATTTGCGCTGGCTCGCAGAGAGCTTAAGCGAGTACGAGACAAAAAACGTAAGGCTAGAGAAAAATTTACTAAGGTAAGAGAAGAAAAGAAAAAAATTGTAGATAAATTGAAAAATCTCTGATATAATAAATAGGTAAACATAGGCCAAACCCATGGCACAAAATAAGACTTACTTCTCTCAGACTCCGGTAGAAGAGTTTGAAAATGATATTTACGCAGTGCAAGAAAAGAAAAAGCCTTGTGCAATTTGTGGCAAAAGCACTACGTATAAATCCAAATTAAGCGCTGATTATATTTGCTCACATGAATGTTCTAAAGTTCTTTGGCATGATATTTTCGTAAAGCTTCACACTGACAAACGTCGCAAGCGCTGAAATGGCCAAGGTCTCTAACAAAGAACTCCTAGAGATTGCACAAAACGAAGCAACACCTCCTGAGCAACTTAATAAGATTTGGAATTCTTCTAAATCTGTAAAAGTTAGGAAAGCAGTTGCATCAAACCCTAATGCCAATGCCCTTACTCTTAGGGCTGCGGCTCGTTTGTATCTAGAAGAAGTTCTAGAAAACCCGGCATTTGAAATGCTTAAGCTTTTCGATGAGGATAGCTGGATTAAAAAGATAGGAGAAATACATGATAACCCAGAAATGTGGGCCAATGGAATCGGGTATTACTCTAGATCGACGGGACAACTAGAGCCGTTTGCTAGGGCTGCTTTGCTTAGCCCTCAGTTAAATCAGTACTCTATGGTAAGCATAGTAGAGTTTCTTCCGGTTAGTTCGCTAAATAGAGCATTCAAATATTCTAAAACTAGAGAAAACTCTAGGAAAATGATATTTGAGTTTGCTGGGAATTTTACAATGGAAGCTCTATTTAAAGCTTACAACAGCGGACTTTACAATGAAGAGGAGTTTTATCAATGCCTAAGACGCATGGCCAGTATTGGCTCAATGAGTTGTAGAAAAAGCACGTACACTCGTACAATTAAAGCTCTTCTTAAAAAATATGATGAAAAGCCCGAAGAAGTTGGCCCTACTCTATCAATTATATTGTTAGCTAGTAGAGCTAGTTGTATTGATTGGGTAAAATATCACTTTACTACAAAGCATTTAGATGTTGTTGCAGCAACAATAAAAGCGGCCAAAAAACTTTTTAAAAAATCTCATGGCAGGCCTCCAAGCTCTACCTCAAAAACAAATATTAGAGTTATCTCTAGCATTGTAACCGGATTGCTCTGGGAACCGCTAGATTTTGAGCAAAGAAAGAAAAATCTAGGGACTTTTTATAAAGCAATCTGCAAGCTTGAACTAGAAAATCACGAGTGGGGAGATTCTAAAAAAACTTGGGGCGCAGTAATTCTTACTAATGAACTCTGTGAGAGCTTAAAAGCCGAGGATATTAAAGTTAAAGCTTTTTACGTTAGAAATAAATGTCTTGGTAATTGGTTTCATGTTCAAAAATCCTCCACTAAGTTTGAAATTCTAGAAGAAGTTAATCAGTGGCTCTATGAAAGAGGAGGGATAGAAAACGTTCTTTATAAGCATATCGATCTGAAAAAGATCATATCTATCTCTCCAGATGTGGTTATTGGGTTTTAATGCTCTCTTCGATTACCTCCAAGAGTTTTTTATCGTAAGTATTACCTTGGAGCTTTGGTAATAAAGTTAGCGGGTTAGTTTCTTGAGATGGAATTATAAATATAGGAAATAATTCTGTGGAGAAATAAATTTTAAGCTGAGATAGTACATTCTCTGCAACTAGTGGCCTGGGCAATTTGTTCAGGCCATTTGTAATTTTATCGTAGGTTGGTTTACTTACTTCTCCGAATATATTTACTATTAACTCATCAAAGTCCATAGAACTAACGACTACAGATACTATAGAATTTTCGTCGGTTAGTTTCTCTTCTAATATTTTAATTGCTTTTTGATAACAATTAAATGTGGAGAGTTTCTTGCGTTCTTCAAGTTGGTACCCCAGTATTTCTTCGATAGCCTGAAGAGCACCAGCCGGGGCACCTTTTCCTAACTCAAGGACAAAATCTTTATCAAGCAATAGCTCCTGAGACAACGACCTACCTTTATGGAACTCCATTTCCCACAACTCAAGAAGCTCTACTTGTTTTGCAGTTTTTGCTGGAGGCCGATTGTTTTTATTCCATCGGAAGCCGTTATTTTGAGCCCACCGCACCCGTTCTTCTAGGTCCTCAGGCACCTCGATGTCTTTGAGGATGTCCCCCTTAGCAATCCCTCTCATCATGGATTTGATAGCCATAGGAGCGTAGTTATTATCTTTGAGGAGCTTTGCCACCTCAACTACTTTCTCCATCTGTCGATCTTGCGATCTCATGGTTTCTAGTTCTTTTCTTAGCTCTTGTGTTTCCATCTTACCCTTTAGGAACAACCTTTCCATTTTTGCCTCGTAGGCAACTTGGGTGAACTTAATATCTTTTATCTCTCCTTCTAACTTAACAAACTGACGAATAAATACACCTAGGGCAACTTTAATTCCGCTAAAACTCTGACGGATTTCTGCGTCGCTAAGCTTATTTACATCGAGTTGGTTTATAGATAAATAGAGATTTTCACGGGTCTCTTGCGAGGTTAGCTGGTTGACATCAAAAGTGTCAGAAAACAATTGAATCTCTGTGGATTCCATAGGGGTTCCCCTCAATAAACAAATTAATTCTCAATTCTCTTTAAACCTGATCCTCTGACTTTCCCCAGTCTGAGGGTCTATTTTTTTGTCTGCGTGCGTGCAAATATGCGCAATTCCCCCACAGGTACATAACCCCCCCCCCCTATCCCATTTCTTTTTCGTGACAG